AATGCGATTTGGCAATACGTTCAGACCTTATATATGCTTGGTACGACCATTCGTTCTATCCCAGAAGACACACTTTCCATGATTGAAACAGTCGCAAAGCAATGTGCCGATAAAATGGGTGAAGATGGAACTGAACTTGATGAAGCTGCTTTGATGAAAACCATGCAGGGTATGTTAGGTGGTATGATGAAAAAATAAACTCACTATATATAAATGGCATCTTGGTTCGAAGATCCAAAACAATTGGTTCGTGTAGACAAAGTTCACGAATTCTGGCCCTCGAAGTCTCAAACTTCAGCAGACCGTGTCAATGCATCAGCTCGATTCATTATTTATGCATCGTGTATAATTTATCTTATAAAGCGTGATCCACGCATTTTTGTTTTGGGTGCAACAGCACTCGGAGTTCTTTATATAATGGAAAAATCGGATATGGTTAAAGAGGATACATCTGTCGCATCTAAAGAAACTGAATACAACAATATAGGTAAAACGTGTACCATACCAACAAAGGATAATCCTATGGGAAATGTTCTTATGTCCGATTATGTAGATAGACCAGATAGACCCCAATCGTGTCATTACCCAACTGTAAAGAAACCTGTAAATAATTACATTACAGGTGATATTAAATATGGCCCAGCTCGTTCTCGATCGTCAATGCCAGAATATCAAAGAAATGCGTTGTCGAGGCAATTCGTAAGTATGCCAGATACATCTTTAGGTAATACACCATATTATGAATTTATACATGGTAAACGAGATGATACATGCCGCCAAAATCCTTTAATGTGTAATCCAAACGCGAGGGGTGTACAACTCGAAGCGTTTGCAGGACTTGCACCAAATGGGGATGCAAGAATCACTGCAAGTAGACCATAATTAAATTAGTTTTTTACATTCAAAACATTAGTAGATACTCGATTTCCATAAACAAAATATTTTGTAATAGTAAATGGCGTATCAACTCCAACCAGGAATGAAAGTTGTTAAAGACCACGCGGTTCCATCCGTGTGTGCAACTGAAGAAGTTTTTGTATATCCTCAGCCCAGTACACTGAACTATGGATCAAGTAGACCAAATACTATGTTATATGGCACAGCTCCATATATGGCAGGTAAGGGTTCTCCAGCACAGTACATAGATACGTCTGATAGACTCAGACCACAAAGTACATCCCGCTTTAACAAAGTTTTGGCGAAAACGTATGAAAGACATTTTCACCCACTTCAAAATGTTGAATGTAAAGTACCTCTTAAAACGAGAACATACGAACCAATGAGTACTCGTGCCGAAACACAAAATGGGTTATTTCAGCAAAGATACCTCAATAAAAATCTCGCTAAGAAATAAGAATGGCTGATCCTATATCTATAATGGCTATAGCCGGTTTAGTTTATGCCGGAAGAAAATTGAGTCAACCAGACGAGAAATATATAATAGAAGGCAACCCCATCGAAGAACCAGAGGTGCCATCGGATTTTTCCACTATGGAAGTCGCATCACAAACGGAATACACAGGTCCAATATCACCACTTGTAGAACCAAGTTATACTTCCAAACAGGAGATGAATTCGTTCGGTGAAGTTGCACCACAACAGAGATCTTCGGGTGGAGAAATATTGTCAATGCGTAACCGTATGTATGATGCAGGAAGAATGAACAATTTATCACCAGTTGAAAAACAACTTGTTGGTCCAGGTTTAGGTGTTGGTGCAGAAATACCTGCTTTTGGTGGACATCAGCAATTGTTTCGTGTAAACCCTGAAAATGTGGGTGCATATCGTTTAACAACTTTACCCGGTAGATCCGGTCCAGCTTTTGATGTCAAGGGTGGTAGACGAGGAATTGTCGGTGAAGTTGCAAACAATAGACCAGAAAAGACAGCGTTTCTTCATGGTCGTCTCCCTCCTGCACCAGGTAGAGCTCAGGGTATGGGTGGCAGAACACCTAGAGCGGAACACGAACGTACAAAGAGAACGACAAATAGATCAGAGACGGGTTTGAGAACAGATACTTTGGGATTTGCGGGTGCAAAAAGAGCAGTTTCGGCGCTCACACGGGTACAAGAGCCAACTCGTAATAAGATGGATGGTACAATCGAACAATATCAATATAATAATCAGCCTGCACCAGGTATAAGTAGTTTTGTAGGGGGTTATTTAAATGCACCAGCATCTAAAATCGGGGAAAAGAGAACATATGGTTCTGCTCATACAGCTGAAGATCTTATGAAGTACGGGTTTAGACCAGACGACCGCCGTGGTAAACCAAATAGAGCTGCTGGTCCAGGTCGTATGAATGTTCGTGCTGACGCACTTAACCAGGGTGGTATGGTCACAAGTGTTCGTTCCGATACTTCGAGAATTGACGGTAGAATAAATGCAGCGAGTGGTGGCTGGACACAACAATATAAAAATAACGATTATCATAAACTCAATGCTTACAAGGGACACGAAAATCCAAATGCATCTAGTACAGGTTTAGATATTGCGAAAAGACAACTTGCAAGTAATCCATTAGTTCATAGCCTTTCTTAATTTAAATGAAATTGTGATATAACACTCATTAAAATAATGCTCCTATATTTTAATGAAGGTACATACCTTAGATATAGATAGCGGTGAACGTGATCCTGTTTTATACCCAAAACCAAGTGATTATGTTGTACACCTAAAAAATCCAATATATGACGTGACTAAAATTTCACTTATATCAGCACGCATACATAATAGTCAGTACCTCATACACGATAGAAATAAAACATTTGATGTTTTAACAAACGGGGGAAGTACTCAAACTGTAACTTTAGACGTTGGAAATTATAGTGGTGAAGAATTAGCTGCAGAAATTAATGATAAATGTACTATAATCACAGGTGCAACTTTTGATAAGGATACAAATGCTATAACTTTTACGGGCTCGGGTGATTTTACATTTTGCTTTTATGGTGGTACAAATGGTTACACATCTACTTCAAGCGGTGGGTATACAACTCCCCACGATATTTTAGGGTTACCTGCTTCAAACGTATCATCGTCGTCGAATTCATTGGAAACTGGAAGTATTAACTTACAGGGTCCAGATGCAATTATTGTTAAAATGAGTAGTGGATCTGATGAATTTAACAAAACTGTATTTTCAGAAACACCATTTTATACAGGGCGAATACTTTTATGTGGTGATGTGATTAATTTTTCGGGTGTTGATGATACTGTAGAACATAATTTTGATTCTGGATCACAAAAAACGATATCGAGTTTGCGTGTTCAGTTTTATTATAGTAGTAATAACCGATTAATACCATATGATTTTAGACATGCTAATCATATACTCAAACTTGCAGTAACGTGTTATACTAATAAACTTGAAAACTCATCTAAAATGGAAAAAACAGAAGAAGACTATATTTCTCCTCTTCCTGCACCTATGAGTATCCCCGAAATAGAGGATCCGCGTAGATGGGATGCTTTTGTATCTATACTTATGGTAGTTGCAACCGGTTTAGTTTTATTACTTGTTATGCGTAAACCAAGAATTATCGAGTAACCGCGAAGATTGGTTGCGTTGGCTTTTGGACACGCGTAGAAACACGGGAGATACCAACATAGACCAAGATGGACAAGAGCGTTGTGAACAAGGCAGTAAGAGTGTAGTTCATACCACCGTTCTTGTTAACCTTAACAACTTGGTTAACCAACCATCTCACCAAGTCCATCCACGAGAGCGCGGCGGCAAAGGAGAAACCCGCAACAACGGCGTTGAGGGATTGAGACTCGAGTTCACGAGCGACGAGCGTAACAGTTTCGGCAGCAGTAGACATTTTTATATATAGTATCCTGAGATTTTAATCGGGGAGTAAATCTTCTTCAATTAAAATTTTTTTATAATGTTTAGGTTTCATATACCCTTTTAGCATACCCATATTTACATGATCTGTTCCTGATTCAGATCCCGATTCAGTCTCTGTATCAGAATCACTATCAGTATCAGAACTATCGTCGTCATCATATAATTTAAAATGTTTAGACGTTGCTTCGTACCCTTCAGGTTCCGATGTGTTCATTACTATCTATAGCATTTTTTAACAATAATTCTGACGGATTTTTTGGTTCCCATGTATTCCAATTATCATATGCCATATTCATTTTGACGAACTTATATTCACGCCCTGTGTATCGCGTAAAAGGAATTTCTTCGTCTTCAAATTCAATATCTTCTTCATCTTCATCTGAAGATTCTTCATATATTTCCGGGAAATATGTACCCATTTTCTTACCAACTTCATTCATTGCACAATATTTCATTGCATATTCCAAGTCTTCACCAACTAACATATCTCTACCACACGCTTTTGCGTATTCTGCTGCGAGAACCATGGACCTTTCAAATATGGGTTGAATAATATTAATAGCAGAGTCCTGGACCTGTTCAATTAAGTTTTCGGTTGCGTCTTTTTCTCGTTGATTCATTATAAGTTAAACAGAGTTTTAGCTATTCCGTTTTCTACACGGAGTATGTTATAACTTAGCCCTAAAACTCTAAGTTCTCTATCGGCAACCGTATCTGGATGTAAAGTGAGTTTTAAAATCTGTTCTTTAATTAAACTAAAATTTAATTGCCCCGTTGGATACCACCGCTCTGGTTCGAGTGCAAAACTATATGAATAGTATCTCCTGAATAATTGTGTTCTTGAATGATGTATACCACTCTGAACCGCTCGTAAATTTATAACGTTGCCAGTTTGTTTATTCAAAACTGTGGAATCATCGAGTATAAGTTCAAGATTATCTAGATTTTCATAATTTGTATATATGTTATTAACAATCTGATTTGGTGAGTCATAATTAAAAGAACTTACAAAAAATCCATTAACAACCTTTCTTATACGCTGAATAACGAAAAAGAGTTCTTTTACTGGATTTTTGAATTCGAGTTTATGTTTAAAAACTGATGTTGTGTTTGCAGGTATAATCGCCTTACTTTCCTGAACTTGTGTAATGATATAATCTATTTTTTTACTTAATAACAACTGTTTTTCTTCTTCATCTAAAGAAGCCATTTCTGTTGTTATTTTTAAACTCTTTATGAGACCTGTTGGTGATAACCCTGTATAATATGATTCTCCATCACCTGTATGTTTACCGTATATACAATCTTTTACATCTCTCAATTTGATAACAATTTCAATTTCCTGACCTGTTATAGCACATAGTGGTACGGCGAGTTCTGCATTATTATAAAAGTAAAATGGAATATCAACAAAATACTTTTGATTAGATGTAGCAAAACCAAGATACCCTAATATATCATTGTTTGATACAGGTGTACCCGATAATTCTAAAGGTGGCTTACCAATAAGTTTATCTAGATTGTGCTGTTTTGTTTGTGTCACATAGTTATCGGAATAAATAGCTAAGAAATCACTTGGTATACGTTGAACGACCTGTCCACCTATAAGAAGTTCTGCATACTCAATCATGGCATGACCTATAGATTCAACGTATCCAAACCCATCGTACCCAGATGTTAAACTTTGATTTATGGTATTCAATTCAACTTTCATACTTACTGTCTTAAGAAGATCGCCTTGGTTTTGGGGAATGGTACATTTTATGGTGTTACCAAACTCTACATCACCTTCGACGTCTAAATCAACAAAGAATGGTGCAAAATTGCTATGTTTTTGGAAATTCTTTATGAAATATGTATATTCGGGGTCGTCTGTAAAAAAAGCGTCCTGTGGACCAGATGTTTGTATTTGAAC